CGACCGAGGCCGTCAATGAGGAGAGCTGCTGCACACTCTTCTCCAGAATCTCAATCCGGCGATTCTGCCGATGATTCTCCTCCTCGATTCGTTTGACGAATTCTTCATGCTCCGCCCTGCTGATTTGTGTTTCCATTGGGTTTTCTCCTATGGGGTTTACGAGTTACAGAAAAGACCATCTTCGTGAAGTCACGAAAATGATCTGATTTACGGGTTACTATTCAGTTTTTTCTCCAGACTCGGTAGTTCGGTAAATGCAAATAAAAGTAGTTTTGAGATTCTTACTGGTACATTAGGTGAACAAAACATTACTACCTATCTTCCTTTTCCAGATGGTTATAACTCTACTAATTGCATGACTATTAGTATGATGGTGTATGTAAGCTCAGACTACATTGGAAATGCAATAAATCAAGATTGGGTGTATATTAGTTTCGATTCTTCAAGAATAATTGTCGTCGTCAAAGACGCTGGCGTTACTGGCAAAACATTCAAGTTGCTTTTATATAAAACAAAATAATGCAGAAGTAAAAAGTGACAACATCTACTTATATGGTGTAGCCCCTATTATATTACAGGCACATGGACTTAAGATTTCAATGGATACGCAAAGCTACCCATCCAGTTCGTCGGTCCTCCGCTGCCAAGAATATAATACAAACAAAATTGCCCATCCGTTGTTATATCAACTATAAACGGAGTTCCATCCTGATCCACCAACCTCACTCTTTGAAACATGGCAGCGGAAAATTCTGATGGAATTTTTACATATGCATTCAAGGCTCCTGCAGAAATGGCGGTCTGTTGCCTACCTCCTATGGTGCAAAATCCGACATTCCCCCTTTTTACTAAACTAACTTCCATTCCGTTCCATACTGCGATGTAGTCGGAATCGCTCTTTGCATTTAACGCACTAAGCTCCGACGCCATTTCCGCCCGGATCGTTTCCAGGGATGTCTCTTCCCAGTGGTCGGGCGTCCAGATTTCAGCAGTGGTAATATCTACCTTGGCTCGGTAGAGCTTATTGTCCTGAATCCGGGTTTCGCCCTTCTTATATGTCTTCGCCGGATCATAGGCATCCGTTACCATCTCTCTGGCTTCCTCGTCCTCTACCCGGCAATAAGAATCTTCGCCATCGTATACCCAGCCCTTGATGTTGGGTAATCTAGTAGTTGCAGGTGCTGTCGCCATAATTCATTCCTCCTTTTTACGAATGGATATAGTTTTTTTCATATCGGCCAATGCCTTCCGGCATGATCAACCAGTTACCTTTCTGGACGATCTCCAAAGTGCCTGTGATCTTGCTTCCATCTTTGGCATGGGCTGTAACGCCTTTAGCCAGCTTCTCAGGAGTAATCGTATCAGATGTAAGATCGAGCAGGACTTTGCCACAGTAACTAATTTTGTTTGCTGCCATATCTACTCACCCTCCTATCCGATAGTAACGGTTGTTCCCCCTGCAGTGTTCTCAGTCTCGGAATACGGGATCTTGCTGACAACAACAGAACCCAAAGCATCGTATCCGGTGTCAGCGGTGACCGTCTGCTCAGTTTTTCCCGGCGTCACTGTCTTTTTCTGGAGTTTTGCTGCTTCACCGGCATATGAACCTAGCACGCCTAAAATATTTACTCCCTGTTTAATATTTCCCGCAATCAGCTTGGCCTGCTCTGTCGATGAGATACCGACAGTACCCGTGCCGTCATGGAAGCCCATAGGAACCTTATACGCCCCAGCTTTTGTCGAGACGCTTCCTTTAACAGCCCCGTTGTTAGGCATGGTGCCAGTCACTTTCTTACCAGCCACATACCCTGTCTTCCCTTTCAAAATTTCAGCAGCCGCCGCTGTCGCGTCCGAAGTGTCAGCGTCATTGGTATTCGTACCAGTGATCGCAGCACCTGTTTTATCATGAGCTGTAACGCCCTCTTTCAGGTCAGCAGGGGTGACAGTATCACCCGTCAGATCCATCAGGGTTTCGCCGTAATACACAATTTTACTCTTCGCCATAATCTTCATTTCCTCCTATAATCACTGTAGTCCCGGATTCGTTGCTCACATCGTATCGCGGTACTTTTTTTACAGTTACGTTTTTTGACATTGCTTTTCCTTCCGTCTCCAGCACCTGCTCTGTCGTCTGCGGGGTGACGCTGTACGGGCCTGCATACGTAGACGTCGGCGGGTCACTGCCGCCTCGGATATGGAACCAGTTCTCCTCGCGGCTCGGGAGACGGTTTTCCTTGATATCGTCGATCTGTTCCTGTAGATTGCCGGCCGCATCTTGGCTGAGTTCCTCTTTTATGTGCTCAAACCAGGTTTCAAATAAAGCCTGCTGCCCCTTTTCGTAGTCACCCATGGTCTTTTCATATTCCGCATAGGTCCCCGCCACCTTTTCCTTATAGACCTCCATGTAGCTGTCAAACTGGGCCTGAAACTGCTGAAAATCGTATTCCTTGACTGTTCCTGTCACAATGCCGCACAGCTCTCTGTTGGCCCTGGTGTCCGTAATATCCGCCTGCAGAATTTTTACCGCGCCGTGTGTAACCCTGATCTGTGCTAATACACGCTGATCAATGCCGCTCTCCCTCTTCGGTACCGGCGCTTCCGGTTCGCTCGAATAGCCGCCTTTCACAACTTTTAAAATAAAATCCCGTTCCGTATCATTTCTTTCCACAACAATATTGTCAATTCTGTCATAGGTTGCATGGGCTGTCTCTATGGTCAACACCTGCGC